GCGTCCGGCGCCGGCAGCGATCGCGCCGCGGCCCGTGCTGCCCGAGCCGCAGAACGGATCGAGCACCACGCCGCCCGGCGGCGTCACGAGCTGGCACAGCCACGTCATCAGCGCCGTGGGCTTGACGCCGGGATGCGTGTTGTCGGCCCCGTCGTCGCGGTCCAGGCGCGCGATCTTGCTCATCGCAATGACGTTGCCCGGCCATCGATCGTCGAAGCGGCACGCATCGAGGTTCAGGGCTCCGGTGCCGTACGCTTCGACGTTGACGCTGACGCGGCCGATCATAGGCTTGCGCGCCATCATGATCGGCTGGTACTCCGATCGCAACGTCTTCGGGATGCCGCTATCGTTGAGCCACAGCAGCGTGTCGCGGATATCCCAGCCGGCCTCCTCGATGGCGACGGCGAGCCGGTGCACGGTCCGCGTGGCGCCGAACGCGAGGAGATGCGCGCCGGGCTTCGCCACGCGCAGTGCCTGAGCCCACGCATCGACGCCAGGTACGCCGCCGTCCCAGTGCCGGCCCATGAGCCGGAACCCGTACGGCGGATCGGTGACGACGGCGTCGACGCTGTCCGCATCCAGCGTCGCCATAATCGCAGTGCTGTCTCCATATCTCACATCGATGATCATCGTGTCCCCTAGTTGACCACGTTCGGCAGCGTCACCATGTACGGCCTGTACGGTGTCTTGCTGTCCGCGCCGCTGGCGCGACTGTACAGCAGGATCAGCGACGTACCGCTGGGCATGATCGACACGCTGGCGTACTTGAACGCCGCGTCGCCCGTCCACAGCCGCTCGTTGAGCCCGGTGCTGCGGCGGCGGTAAACCTCGGCGCGGTAGTTGGCGTTGCGGTTCAGCAGCGCGTAGTACACGGTGCCGTTGACCATGAACGAATCCCAGATCTCGACGCTCTGCGCCGGCTGCAGCGCGATCTCGCTCATCGAACCCCCCTGAACTCTGCGGCCCGCAGCAGCGGCAACGCACCGCTCACGCTGTCGACCTGATCGTCGTGGCGTCCCGACGGGAACGCCGTCACCTCATCGAGGAACTCGCGGACCCACGCGCCAGCCACGAGCCGCACCTTGCCGGCCTCGGCCCGCGCCGCCCACGGCATGGCCCGCGCGATCTTGTCGCGGTCTGGCGTCACGCCACGCATCGTGATCGCCGCCAGTGCAGGATCGCGCCGCAGCTCCTGGATCGCCGCCAGTCCGTGCATCGCCTGCTCGATGGCGTGCACGACGCGTGGCTCGGCCAGCATGCAGGCGCAGATGCGCTGCCGGGCCTCCGGCCACTCCCATCGACCGCGCACCATGTCGCGCAGGTACACGACGCCGTCCGGCGCCATGGCCACAGCGACCGACGCCGTGTAGTCCGCCGACGTCTTCGTGCTGGCTGCGAGGTCCCAGTACCGTACCCAGCGCAAGCCGTCGGGCGCGGCATCGACCACGCTGAACCAGGCGCGCTGGAACATCGCGCCGCTGGGATCGACGAACTCGCCGTCGATCTCCTGCGCCGCGAACTCCGATGTGTACTGCGACTCGAGCGTTGTCACGAACTCGGGCGGCAGGTAGGGATTGTCGCGGCTCGAGGAGCGGATCAGCGCGTAGTCGTCGCTGTCGGTGCGCCACACGTCATGCACCCAGTTGCGGCCGCGCGGCGTCGTCGTGACCCACGCTCGGCCCGGCTGGGCGCGCAGACGGCCCAGCATGATCAGCCACACGTCGTGCGCCATCATCGCCGCCTCGTCGAGCCAGAACCACGCCAGGTTCGGGCCGCGCAGTCGATCGGGATCATCAGCGGATCGGAACAGGATCGTCGAGCCGTTGACCAGCTGCATGCGCATCTCGGTGCGATGCCACGACGTCACGATGCCGCCGCGCTGGACGAGGTCGGCGACGCTGCGCAGCGTGGCGTCGCGCAGCATCGGATACGTCGGCGCCAGCACCATGCCCACCGTACCCGCCGGCATGCGCAATGCCTCGACGGCGCCGGCGCGGCTCTTACCGCTGCCGACGCCGCCGACGAACGCGCGATACCGCGCCGCGCTCGCCCAGAACTCGCGCTGCGGTGTCGTCGCGCTGCTGTGACGCAGCGTGATGCTACGTGCCTGGCGTGTCGCCGAGGTCGATGACAATTGACGTCTCCTGCCGGATCGTCTGCTCGACGTGTTCGCGCTGCTGCAAGTAGACCTTACCCAGCCAGATCAACATCGTGTCGCTACCGGCCCGCGCCTTCTCGAGCTGCAGTGTGCGCAGCTGGTGGTGCAGATTTGCACGGCCCATGCGTAAGTGAGTCGCAAAACGGCGATGCAGTGTCGATTCCTGGCATCCCGCGAGTACCGCGATGACCTCATCGCTGTGCCCGAGCGACGCCAGCTTCTCGATCTGCTCGCCGTCCAACTTGATCTTCTTGATCGGTCTCGCCATTCCCCGCCTCCTTGTGCCACGCGCGGCTTCATGCGTACTACCGCCGTGTCCTCACGATACAGTGCGCCCAGGAGACCCAAACGCCGGTCTTGGTTGAGCACAAGGGGCTAGAGCTCCGGGCGATGCTGCGCGTCGAATCGCGCGACGTCGGCCCGCTGCATCGTCCGCGTCAGGCCCGCCGCAGTCGCCGCCGCCGCGATGCCTTCGAGGATGCGCGTGGCGACAGCCGCCGCCTCCCACGGTTGGCCACTGGCGACACCGACGAGCAGCGCCGAGCCGACGCCGGCCACCACGCTGAACAGCACGATCCACGCCGCGTCGAGATCCGGCAGCGCCAGCTTCAGCAGCTCAACCAGGTAGCCGGTCACGACGGCTGCCGCACCGGTTGCGATGATGCTCTCCACAGGCTATCCCCACATTCTCAACAGAAACGACAGCAGGATCGGCACGCCTGCGCCGAGCAGACCGGCGAACGCCATGATCTTGATCATCGAGTGCTCCAGGCTGACGATGCGATCCTCGAGCTCATCGAACTGCGTGTCACCTCGGTCGAGGCGTTTCTGGATCCAGATCAGTCGCTCCTCCATCGCGACTAGGCGGTTCATAATCGTCTGGACATCGGATTGTGTCACTGCATCGCCTCCGCTACGTCACGTCGCACCACGTTCAGATCGATGGCCCGGCCCGGGCAGCTCTTCGGCGAATTGCAGTCACGATGTCCGATGATGTGGATATCGCGCCGCTGCCAGCGTTGAAGGACCACAAGCACATCATACACCACGGCGCGCATGCGCGGCGCCCACGGCGCCGCATCGTACCGGCCCACGACCTCGATGCCCACGCTGTCGACGTTGCAGACACCGGCGTGGATGCCGCGTTCGTTCAGCGCGGTCATCTGCCAGATGCCGTCATCCTGCGGCCGCGGCGAGCCGACGGCGATGAACAAGTGCGGGCCCGCGGGCCAGCCCAGGCGCTGGTAGTAGTTCGCCATCGCTTCCATGCTGCGCAGGCCGCGCCACTGGGCGAGTGTCGGCACGACGGTGTGGTGCAGCACGATGCGCTGCCACCAGCTGCAGATGTTGGGATGATGATGATCGAGGTGTCGCGCCAGATCGGCTGGCGTCGCCCATCGTCGAACGTCCATCCGGAATCGTCGCATGGTGCCTCCTGTTCAAACGTCAAGCGCCGGATCCGGTAGAATCCGGCGCCTGCCGAAAGCCGGGCGCCGCAGCCCCGTAGAAGACCCCCTCGGCGCCCCCCACAGTATACCCTACAGTGTGATCAGTCCGGGCCTGATGTTGTTGCACTCCAGCGCCGCGCTGCGCGCATCAGCCTCCCGCTCGTAGCCGTACGGACTCGTCTCCCACGCAATCGCCGCCTGCGGCGTACCCCAGTCAGCCACGGCAAAGTATCGATCCTCGCCCTGCCCATTATCCTGCCGCGTGACCCAGCACTGAACAATCCTGACGTTCGCCGAGTAACTGTCACGATGTCGATCGAACCAGGCAAACGGATCGTCGACCACTTCGACGGCAGGCTCGACGGCTTCGACGATGTCGGCGGTGTCGCCGCCCATATGGTCAGTCCCTTGTCCCGTGTCCCCTGTTGGGGGCCTTATAGGCCCCCCAACAACAGGGGACAAGGGGACAGGTAGGGGACAAATAGGGGACAACTCAGGCGACATAGGGGACAACTCAGGCGACGTTTCGCATTGCAATGCGGAATCACCTATTGCGCCACTGGCGACAGCACTGGGGACAGAATCACCAGGCGACAGGGGACAAACGGTGCCCTTGTCCCCAGTGACAGGGGACAGATTTCCGTTGTCCCCAGTGACTGGCGACACACTGGCGACAGATAGGGGACAAGGTGGCGACAACACTGTCGCCACTGGCGACAGTGGCGACACGGGGTTGACGCGCCAGTTGTAGCGCCCATCCTCGCTGGCCAGTGCGGCGGTTCCGATACCCCCAGCGGCAGCGACGCCTTCCAGGTACTGCTGGCCCCTCTCGGTGATGGTGAACAGCGAGTTGTTCTGTTCGATCATGAATCGCTTCAGCAGCCGGGAGATACTCTTGCTGACCGTCTGCCGCGACTGCCCTGACGAGTCGACAAGAGCCGACTGCGACGCCCCGTCGCGATACTGCTGCAGCATCAGGACCTCGAGGAGCTGCAGCTGCATCGGCGACAGCGGTCGATCGGCAGCTGGCGCCGCCCGATGATGGGGCGTCAGCACCACACTATCGGCCACGCCGACCATGGCGTAGTAGAGCTCCTCGAACGGCTTGCCGTTGTTGGCCTTGTCCACACGCAGTGTGACGCGGTTGTCGTCGGCATCGGCAGCGACACGCACAACCACGCGCGACGCGCCGCGCAGCGCACTCGAGCCGCGCTCGTGGGCGTCATCCCAGCCCGCGTGGTGCACGACGAGCAGCGCCGGGTTGCCGGCATCGGCGACCAGTGTGCGCAGCGCCGCGACGGCAATGCCCATGTCCTGCGCCGCGTTCTCGTCGAGCCCAGCCGCGCCCAGGCACTCCGCCAGCGGATCGATGATGATCATGCGAGCCTCGAGGGCGCGGCACTCATCAGACAGCGCGCCGATCTGATCGCGATCGCGCAAATTGATCGCCTCGGGGTAGACGTAGAACCGCCCCGGCCCCTGGCTGCGCGTGTGCTGGCACCACGCGTGGATGCGCGGCGCGAGCTCGCCGGGAGCCTCGCCGGCCACGTACACCACCGGCATGTGCTGCGCAATGGTCAGCGCGACATCGAGTGCCGCGAGGCTCTTGCCTGCGCCCGGCTTGCCGAAGAACTGGGTGATGACGCCCAGGCCGAGCAGCTTGTCGACCAGCCATGTGGTCTGCGGCAGGTTCGCCAGATCACTCGCATGGATCAACGACGTGTAGCGCCGTGCTGGCGCTGTGACGCCACCAGAAGCCTCAGGAACGACGACAGCATCGGACGCGACAGATTGCACGGGCGCGTCGGCAGCGTGGCGCTCACGTGGTTCGTCGTTGCGCCAGTCGATATCCGCAGGCTTCAGCCGCCCGGCCTCGTAGCCGCTGCGCATCGTCGACACGATCTCGCGATTGCCCAGGCCGATGGCGCCGGCAGTGCTCTGCACGACGTCGAGCCACTGCTGCGCATCGGCGATGGTGCCGGCCGCGTCCAGCTGCCCGAGACGGTACGAGATCCAGTTGAGCGCCTTGTTGCGTGCCCCTTCGCCGGCTTTGCTGAACTCGTCGATCAGTCGCTCCATCGCGTTCTCGCCGTATCCGTGTTTGCGAGCATCGCTGGGCGCAATTTCGAACCGAGTCGCGAGAACGCGTGGCGCGGGCGCGGTCACTGCCGGCACGGCCTCGACTGGCTGCGGCAGCAGCGCGATCATCTCCGATGCCGGCACGCAGATGGTGCCCCCGAGATGGTCCAGCGAATCCATCGTGAGGTGGCACAGGTTCTCGCCGGCGATCCAGTCGTACCCGCTGCCGTCGTCTGCGCGCCACGCGCGCTTGCGCTGCCAGTCCTGCGGGACGTCGCGCATGATGATGTGCAGCCCGCGTCCGCTATGCGACCACTCGACGTAGCCCAATTTGAGCGCACGCGCCACGATCGGCTGCGCCCACGCGACCAAGCTCTTGCGATCACGCGGCGACGTCGCCACCTTGTCGAGGTCGAGCACGGCGAAGCCGTCCGACATCACACGCGCCAGGCCGAGCCGATCGCCCAGCTGCGGCATGACGTCATCGATGTGGCGTCGGCTGGTCGCGGTTCGCCACGTCTCGTAGCGCCCAGGCCGCTTCTCGCCTGCGTCCCATGTGATCCACTGATCCGCGTGCCGAATAGCAAGCGGCAGCAGCGTGAAATCCGACTTGGTCAGGATTGCCTGCGTGCCGAGACTCGACGCCATGATGACCTCCGTGTATAATGGCGGTGTGCCGCGTTCTGATCATTCGCCCCGACAGAATGTGCATTCTCCGGGCCCCTGTCCTGACGCCGCCGGTTTCGTCCACCGGCGGCGTTCGTGTGTCCGGCAGTATAGCCTATCGGCGGCGCCGTGGTGCTGCTGCCGCTTCCTCCTCGGCGCGCTTCGCTGCGATGTGATCGACGATGACCATCCGCAGGTACTGCGATAGCGCCATGCCGTAGCGCTGCGCCATCTGCTCGACCTGATTGAACACGATCATCGGTACCGGCACGCTGATGCGGATTGCGTCTGGGCCCACGCGTCGTGGCGTGCGCGAACGTGGATTGGTCATAGCCGTCTCCATATAATGGCGGTTCCCATGACCACAGTATAACACACATTCTCCCCACGCACATCTATATAGCAATCGGATTACGCTTGCACATTCCGTTCCGTTGTGGTATACTCTGGTCATCGGGCAACGCATGCCCGAAAATCGCAGGAGGCACTCCCATGCAACACGTTCCTGACGCTTGGTGGATCGGACGCGGACTGCCGGGCCAATCGCTCCTCGAGGAGGAGCTGACCGACGAGCTCGACGCGCTGTGCAGCGTGATGAGCAAGATCGACGCGCTGCTGGACACATCGCCACACGCCGAGTCGCTGGTCAGCCTGGGCTACCAGGTGCAGGAGCGCATCGAGGAAATCGAGCGCGATCTGCGCAGCATGTGGCACTACCTGTGAGCATCGACGTGATCGAGGACGGTGCCGGCTACACCGTCCTCGTCAACCATCAGCCACACGCCGTCGGAATTGATCTGCCGACCGCGTATCGACTCGCCTGGGACATCGCACGCACGCATCGCGACACGGCAGTGACGATCACGCTGCCGCCCATCTACCGCAGCATCAACTGGTACGCCTGAAGCACGAAAGGACACCGATCATGACGTTCGACATCAACGATCTCGTCAGCTTCACCAGCGCCTACACCGACAACGCGCCGCAGGGCGACGGCCTCGCCAGGATTCATTGGCACAACGGCGATCCGGGCCAGCGCACGCCCGGCGCATTCTTCCTGACCAAGCGCAACGCCGAGGGTAACGGCGTGACCGTTGAAGGCTCGCCGTGGCGCGAGGTGGTGAAGACGTTCCGCAGCGGCACGAGCGAAGACGGCTACGAGGCACGCGCACTCAAGGTCGCCGTGCTCGGCGTCCGGCAGTCTGACGTCGTGATCGACGCCGAGGGCGTGATGACCTACGTGGGCCGCACGCCACGCGGCGCGGCACGGCCTGCCGGCTGGTCGCTGTACGTCGAGATTCTCTGCATGGCGCAGGGGCTCAACCAGCCGGTGGTCTGGGCCAGCAAGCGGATCAAGACGTCGATGGCCATGGTCACGATGCTGCGCGCCTACCGCTTCGAGCTGCTGGACCAGGTGAAGCAGGAGAAGCGGAACCCGTCGATCCCGTCGTGGGCGTTCTGGCTGCCGATTCGCGGCGAGGTCGACGCCAAGCGCCAGCCGGTGTACGAACGAACGAAAGGCGCACCGGTGACGCCGCCGCGGTTGATCCTGCCGGAGGGCGACGCGCTGACCATGGCCCGCGGGCTGTATGTCGGCAGGCAGCTGCTCGAGATCGGCGAGGAACTCCGCCGCGAGTACGACGGCTGGCTGCAGCAGACGCCGGCAGACGCCGCACCGGCGGCTCCGTCGCACAACACGCCGCAGCCGATCGACGATGATGATAGCCTGACCTTCTAAAAAAAACGACGCCCAGCGATGCGCCGATAATTTGATCGGCGCATCATCACAGGAGACTGACCATGGAGATCAATCGACCCGAACTGGTGTCCGCACTCAGCAAACTCAAGACGGCCGTCGGTGGTAAGAGCAGCGCGCCCGTGTTCACGTGGCTGCTGATGGAACCCGGCCCCTACGGCCTGACGCTGCGCACGTGTAACGAGCATCTGTCCATCGAGATCGAGATGGCCGCCGATATCGCCGAGCCGGTCGCCGTCGTGTACCAGGCGTTCGCTGACGCCGTCGGCGCGATGTCGGACGCCACGCTCGTCCTCGACGTGGTCGGCACCGCCCTGGTGCTGCGCGGCCAGCACGCCGAGGTCGAGCTCGAGACCGTGAACGCCGACCAATACCCCGATCCGCCGCGACTGACCAGCGTGCGCGACATCACGACGATGAACCGCGACGGCTGGATCGATCTGCTGACCATGATGGCGCCGGCAGCCGCCAAGGACATCACCAGGCCGATGCTGGCCAGCGTGCTGGTCGGCAAGCGCGCGGTCGCCGCCGCCGACGGATACCGAGCGCACATGTCCGGCAGCACCTACGGCGATCATGTGCTGCTGCCGCCGACGATGGTCGGCGCGCTGGTGGCAGCGCTCAAGGGCGGCGCAGTCGACACGGATTTCACGCTGCGCGCCGGCGAGTTCTGGGCCCAGATGGCCATCGGCAGTGTGACGATCAGCGGCAGGCTGGTCGCCGGCACCTACCCGCAGCTGGGCAAGATCATCGAGCCACTGGCGAAAACGAAGCCGCGCGCCACGATCACCATCAAGGCGATGCTCGAGGCACTCAAGATCGCGATGGCGCTGCGCAGCGAGCTTGCCATTGTGCGCCTGAAACTGGAGCGCGGCGAGCTGACGCTCAGCGCCAAGCCGGCAAATAACGCGTCGCGGGCGGTGGCGCGTGTGGTGGTGGCCGACGCCGATCACGCCGACTGGCAGATCGCCGTCAACGGCGCGTACCTGCGCGACGCGCTGAACGCCATGGCGATCATCGGCACCACGTGCCAGCTCGTCGTGATCGACGGCAAGACGCCGCTGGGCTTGAACAACGGGGATGCCTGGGCCGTGGTGATGCCGATGACGGTAGGTGCGGTATGAGCGACGATCTGTTCCCGCCCGAGACGGCGCCGATGTTCGGCGCCTCGCGGCGCGCCCAGTGCGTGGTGTGCAGTCGCGTCGCGCTGCTGCCGTACCCGAACGTGGAGCTCTGCGGTCCGTGCATCGACGACGAGGACGCGCAGCTGGTACGCGCGCAGCGCGGCTACGACGACCTGGCCGAGCAGATCAACGCGGCCAGCCAGGAGTGGTTCGCCATGGTGATCGAGATGCCGATCGAGCAGACCGAACGGTGGCTGCGCATCGTCACGGCCGTGATGCTCGGCGAGGATCTGCACCGGATCGCCGCTACGCTGCGGCGCTACCCGGTGCTGCAGCCGTATCACGAAGGCCTGCTGCGCTGGCGCGCCGAGACCGCGCTGCACGACAGCTCGTTGCAGCACTACCGCACGATCATCAGCGAGTACGGCAGGCTCCGGGAGGTGCGCGGTGGATGACAGCGAGATCCTCGCCAGGTGGCTGGCGGGCGAATCGGTGCAGGGTATCGCCGACCGCGCCGGGCTGACGCGCCAGCGCATCGCCCAGCGCGTCCTGCGGGCCGCGGCGCGATCGGGCGACGACTGGGACCAGATGCTCGCCACACGCGCGGCGCGGCGCGAGGATCGCCGCAGGACCGTCACGGCAGATCAGCTGCGCGCCATGGTGGTGCTGCACACTGCCGGCCTGAGCCAGCGGCAGATCGCCGAGATCGTTGGCGTCAATCGGGCGACGGTGCGCAAGGCTGTCGAAAAAAAGCTACCCAGCGATGCTTGACGTTGACGACCTCGGCAGCTGGGCGCTCACGCCGTACCGGCGCGTGCGCCCAGTGCGCCGCGTGCCGACCGATCCGGCAGCACTCGCCGCCATTGCCAGCTACGTGGCTGGTGGCGAGACCTACGCGGCAGCCGCGCGCCACTTCGACCTGGGCTACGACCAGATCCGCGCCATCTGCCGAGCCGCTGGCGTAGCCAGCGACCAGGCACAGCGTACCGGTCGCCTCGGCGAGGCAGTGCGGCGCCGCATCGCCAGCGCCCTGATCGCTGGCCAGTCGGTGCCGGCAGTGGTCCGCGCCACCGGTGTCGGCACCGGAACGATCTACAAAATCCGGCGCGAGTTGCGGGATTCTGGAAAACTCGTCGAAAAATGCCCCAAAAACCCCCCGAAACCCTATTGACAGTACTGTACCAGTCTGGTATATTACTGGTGTCGGCGGGAAACAGAGCCCCCCGCGACAGCAGGAGACACCAGCCATGACGTTCACGAACGCAGTCGCCTACCACGCAGCCGCCCAGATCCTGATCGCCGAGCGTGACGAGTGCCTGGCAGCGATCGAGCGGGCCAATCGCATGTACGACGCTGCCATCGCCCCGGCTCGCGACGGCGACGACTCGATCCAGCGCGCCTACCTGCAGGACGGCTGCATCCGGATGATCCGCCGCGCCACTCGCGCGCTGCACGACGTCGAGGCCCAGCTTCGCGCGATGGACGAGTGACACCGACGACGACGACCGGGCGCCGCTGTGGCGCCCGGCACTGACCAGACAGGAGACACGACCATGACGAACGCAACCGCAACCGCCATCGCCACCGCCCGCCTGACCTTCGCCATCGACATGCTGGAAGAGTGGCTCGGCTTCGCCAGCGACGCTACCAACGACGGCGACCGCGCCGAGTACCTGGTGAAGGCAAGCAGCTGGCGCGCACAGGTTGCCGAGCTGCAGGCATCGGTTCCGCCGACGTGCCGCGCCTACCGCCGCGCGACCGCCATGCTCGAGGCCGCCACGATCTGACACCGACGACGATGACCGGGCGCCGCTGTGGCGCCCGGCACTGACCAGACAGGAGACGACCATGACGACTCGCACGATCACCACCGCCACCGCAATCGCCGCCGCCGCCGCCCTGACCACCGCCCAGCGCCAGCGCCAGCTGCTGGCCAGCCGCATCGCCTACTGGACGTCGAAGACCTCGGAGTTCGCCAGCGACGAGGTCCGCGTGTACACGCGGAAGGCGGTCGAGCTGGACGCGCAGATCGCCGAGCTCGAGATCGCCGCCGCCGCCGAGCCGTTCTGCGCCGACGATGTGGTGCTGACGCCGGACGACATCGAGTGGGCGTACCTGCAGGCCAGCGCTGCCTGTGGGCGCGACCACCTGGAGCCGGCGCACCTGCGCTCGGATGCCGGCTACGGGCAGACGCACGCCAGCACGCATGCGGCGCTTCTGTGGCAGCAGCTGCGCGGCGAGGCCATCGCGCTGCCGACGATCCAGCAGCGCTACAGCGCTGCACAGGAGCGGCTGGAGGCGGCGGAGGCGGCGTACGAGGCATCGGACGATGCCACCACGTGGGGCGCGTACCTGGAGGCGCGCGGGGTGGCTAGCGTCTGGCAGGACGCACTGATGTACCTGGGGTTCTGACATCGACGACGACCGACCGGGCGCCGCTGTGGCGCCCGGCACTGACAGGAGCCACGACCATGAGCTACCGCAAGCACTACGACGAGGACATGATGATCGCCGCTGCCAGCGCCGCACGCCGCACGCAGATCGTGCCGGACCACTGCCTGATCGGGCGCGTCACCGTGACGCGCTGGGCGCCGTTCGATGACGTCAGCGCCAACGGGCTGGCGGTGTCGGTCCTCGCCACGGCGCTGGGCGTCGTGCCCGGCAGCGACCGCTGGGAGACCGTCCTGATGGAGCTGCCGAAGCTGCGCTTGGCGAAGATCAAGACGCTGCTGCTCGAGCGCTGGGGCGCACTCGGCTGGCAGCAGCGTCGGCAGGGCCACATCCGTCAGGTGTCGATCAACCTGCCGGACAGGGAGGCCCGGGCGCTGTACGAGATGCTGCTGGCCACCCACCTCGACTGGCGCGTCGAATTGTTCGTGCGCGAGTGACAACGATGCCCACCAGACGCGCCAGGAAGGCTCCTGGCGCGTCGTTGCATGGAGACTGCCATGACACTGCGCATCGACATTGCCGATCCCGCCATGAAGCGCTGGTGCAATCGGCAGATCGTGGCGCACCACTACCTGCACCAGCACGTGCATGTGCTCTGCCGTCCACTGCACTACGTGGTGTGGCTGGGCGACGAGCCGGTCGGTACGCTGATCGTGTCCAGCCTCGAGGCCACACGCTGCTACGATCCCAGCAGCCGCCTGACCTACGGCAGTGTCGACGACGTGGCCCGCGGCCGTGCGATGTGCACCAGGCACCAGCTCGTCAACCTGGCGCGTGTGTGGCTGCATCCGCGCGTACAGCGCGATGGCGCCGACTACGTGCATCACGCTGCCTCGACCGTCGTGCGCGCGCTGCATGCGCGTGTGCACTACGACTGGCTGGTGCATCGTCCGCCGGTAGACGTGACCGAGCCATATCATCTGCGGTCGCTGGTGTCGTACTGCGACACGCGACTCCACACCGGCTGGCTGTACCTGGCGTCGCGGTTCCGGCTGGCGCGCACCAACGCGCAGGGCGTGCAGACCTACGTGCGCGCGCTGCCGCCACTGACGCCAGCGCAGGACGCGCATGTGCGCGCCATGAGCCTGACCGATGCTCGAGCTCGACGCATCCGCGCATCGCGCGCGGTTCGACAGGAGGTGCTACTGTGATATCCCTTGAGCCACCACCGGCCCACGTGCAGACGCTGGAGGCCGTGGACGTCTGGTGGACACTGGCGCTCGCCGGGCGCGCTGCCGAGTACGAGTGCCTCGCCGAGATCATCGCGCGCGAGAGCAGCTGGAACCGGCACGCCGTCGGCGACAACGGCGCCAGCGTTGGCCTGGGCCAGCGCCACGTGCCGACGCACGGCGCGCCGCCACAGCCGTGGCTCGTGCCCGATCAGACTCGATGGATGATGGCGTACGCCGACGCCCGATACGGCGGCATCTGTGCGGCGTGGGCCGCGTGGCAGCAGAACCGGCTCCGCTACGGCTGGGGCTGGTGGTAGGAGACATCATGATCACCGAGCGAAACGTCCGCGACATCCTGACGCATCTGCCGCAGTACGTCACACTGCGCACCGCACCGACCGACGCCCAGGGCCTGATCGCCGCCATCCAGCGCCGCGACGAGATGATGGCGCTGCTGTGGCGCGACTCTCGCGCCACGCAGGCGCACTACAGCACCTATGTGTGGAGCGTCGGATCGATGACCTGGCAGCTCACGACCAACCATCGCCGCATCAATCCGGACGACCTCACCGAGTGGCTCGTCGAGGTCCTGCTGTCGAAGCAGGACGCTTACGGCCCACAGAATCACCGTCGCTACGGCGTGCCCGGCATCGTGATCCGGATGAGCGACAAGGTGCAGCGACTGCAAGCACTGCACGGACGCCTGGATTCCGGATACGCCTTCGAGGAGGCCTACGACGACACGCTCGACGATCTGCTGGGCTACACCGTGCTCGGCCTGCACATGATCGGGGGTACGGCGTGATCGACATCATCAACCCCACCGAGGATCAGGAGCAGGCCACGGTGATCGACTGGGCGAACCGCACCAGCGGCATCGATCCGCGACGCGGCTTGCTGCTGCACGTGCCGAACGGCGGCGCACGCTCACCAGCCACCGGCGCGCGGATGCGCCGGCTCGGCGTGCGCCCAGGCGTGCCAGATCTGCTGCTGCCGGTCGCCGTGCTCCCGTACCACGCGCTGTGGATCGAGATGAAGCGGCGCCGCGGTGGCGCACTGTCGCCGGAGCAGCGCGCGTGGATCGGCGCCCTGCGCTACGAGGGCTGTGCTGTCGTCGTGGCGCGTGGTGCCGAAGAAGCCATCGAAGCGATCGAGCGCTACCTCGCCGGGAGGTTGGTATGCCTTCGGTGAGACCTCCGAAGCCGCCGCGCACGTGCCGGCTCTGCCAGCAGCAGTACCCGCAGCAGCGCGCGCCGCGGTACATCTGCCCGGCGTGTCATGACGCGATCCGCGACGCCGACGGCCTGTTCTGCACGATCTGCCTGCGGATCCGATCGCGGATTCACACGCGCGGGCACTCCTGGTGCGGACGATGCTCGGTCAGGAAGCGCGCCGACTACGTCGAGAAGCCGCCGCACACGTGCGTCTTGTGCGGCGCGCAATACCCGCGCGACAAGACCTCGCGGCACATCTGCCCGGTGTGTCAGCTCGAGATCCACAGCGCCGGGAACCTGTTCTGCGTGGCGTGCCACCAGACGTTCCCGTGCAATCGCACCAAGGTGCGCGACCACACGTGTCCGCCATGCCGGCGCGCGCGCGCGGCGAAGGCCCGCGCTGAACGCAAGCGCATCATGCTCCGGCAGACGGTCGAGGAGCGCAACGAGATCGCCATCGCGCTGGACAGCGGGATGACCGTCACCGAGACGGCGCGCATGCTCGACATCACGCGAACGCGCGTCGTGTCGGCGATCGACGCAGGCTGGGCGCGGCCCGCTGTCGAGCGGTCGCTGCGCCATCGTCGGCACAGCCACTGGATGCACAGTGGCGAGATCTGCGAGGCCCTCGGCTGGACGAAGTACCACTGGAAAACCCGGCGCCAGTACCTGCCGCTGACACCGTACGGCACGCGCTGGGACGCCAGCACGCGGCAGCACGTGACAGCGATCTATATCATCGAAGGGGAGCAGTTGTACGACTTCTGCGCAGACCGAATGTCGTGGATGCTGTGGAGCCTGGCGGACTGCTCGCCCGACTGGCAGCGCACGCTGGCGGTGTCGCGGCCGCCCGGCAGCATCGACTGGATCTACGCCGGCCAGGCAGCCCAGATGATCGGGCTGACGCGGCAGGCGCTGTACCCGTGGTACCGCCATCCCACCATGCCGCTCAGCATGGTGACCCGCATCAGCAAGCAGTGGATCTGGCCGCCAGACCTCGTGGTGTGGTGCAAGCGTCGCGGCTTCGCGGTGCCGGCAGAGCTGCGCGCTCGAGCTGAACCGAAGCCGCCGCCAGGCGCACAGCTTCGACGCGCAGCACGCTGAGCCCCTATCGGCCCACCACGTCCTCGAGGCGTGGTGGTGCCTTTTCCGGCACGATGTCCATGCGATCGGCGATCGCGTCGTACCGCGTCTCGATGACGCGGAACGTTCGTTTCCTGGTGAGCTCGTCGACGCCGATGAACGGGATGTTCGTGATTTCGACTGCGTCGCCGCCTCGCACGCGGTACGACTCGACGATGTTGCCGAACTGGATGACGCGCGCCGGCGTGAATCGAATCTCCGGCAGTGGAGTTGCCAGATACTTGAGCTGCGATTCGATCGGCGTGGTGTTGCTCTCACTGGTGCTACTGGATAGATCGATGTACTGCTGTCGTGTCAGGTTCGCCAAGTTGACGCTGTTGGCGTCAGTCTGCGCTGCGCTACGGACGATCGACTCATTGACGGTCGTTACGCTGTACACGCTGTTGTAGAGGTCGGTGTTCATGCGATCCATGGTCAGGCTGTCGACATGTACCTGCCATGTGGTCTGCACAGCCGTTGCAGGGCGCATGTACACGACGCGCTGCTGATCAACGCCCCACTCGAGCAGGGTATCGCCGTCGCCCTTGCTGGCGATGCTGTCGAGAATGTCGCCGGGACGCTGGTCGGCATAGATGATGGTCGACCACACTGGCACGACATCGGTCGGAACGACCTCGAGGCGCGCGCTGGACGTGATGATCTGATTTGGGTTGATCTCATCGATCGATGCGATGACATCGCGGATCACTGCGCGATCGTCGGCGTCCGGTGTGGTCAGTCCGGTATCGAGCGTGCCGATGCGCGTCAGTGTGGGCAGGATACGCACGTAGTAGTCGTCGGTGCTGCCGACCGTGACGTTCGTTGTCGGCACGATCCCCACGCGGATCGCAGTCACACCGAGCGACGACGACCAGGCATCGGCGATCGTCGTGGACGGCGACGACGATGGCCCTGTGATCGTACTGATGGTCGTCTCGGCCGACGTGGTCGTCGCGGCTCGTGTGACGGTGATCGTAATGCCAGCTGGGATATCGTAGTCGAGCTCGATTGATATCTCCGTGATCGGGCGTCGGGAGCGGCTGGGCGTCGTGTAGAGGACTCGACCGCGCATCGCCGTGGTATATCGACGTGCCTGCATGGTGATGGTGATCGCGTCGACGGTCTGCAGGACGTTGTACAAGTCGGCGCGGTTGGGCGTTGATCCGCTGAGCGGTAGCCAGCGCGGCAGCTCCACATCCTGCCACAGTGCCGTGTACAGCGTGTCGTACAGCGCGACGCGGTAGCCCAGCGCCTGGATGCGCACACTGGTGGTGCTGTCGATGCTGACGCCGGCAGCCGTCACGCGTCCCTGCCACAGGATCTCCATGCCTCGGCTAACCTGCACGTGCAGAATGTCGCGCCGATCGAATAGCGCCACGGCCTCGCGTGGCGAGATGATCGCCGTGTAGGTGAGGTCTTTGTCGCCGCCCGTGTCGGTCGACCACTGCAGCTCGGTTATCTGCGTGCTATGGTCGGCGATCTGTAGGCCTTGTGGCGAGTCGTACAGCCCAACTTGATATCTCATTGCGGCACCACTTCACGTTCGTCGCATCGCTGGGTAGCGTTTTTCACTGCGGCACCACATACGCGCTGCGTCGTCGTACTGACCAGTTCTGTGTCACGGCCACATACTGGATCGAGCTCGAGATGAATGTCCCGTAGATCGTGCCGGTGTTCGGCGCCTGGTGGATGGCGAGATCGCCGTAGGCCACATTGGCTGCAGATCGCAGTACATCTCCTGGGCTTCGTACATCCGCGCTCGGGTTGGGAGCCACCGTCGGTCGATGGTATGTAACGAGAGCATCAGTACTGTAGCTTTGGAGGTTTGCATCCAGGTATATCGCTGCGTTGTACTGTCGCGGGTAATACACATACACTGCTGCGATATCGATGAAGTCGCCAATCGGCGCTGAGCCTCGCGACACGCTCAGCTGCACATCGTGGAATCGTCCGCGCTGCATGAAGTATCCCATGTGCACCACGTAAACCTGATCGGTTGATGATGGCGAGAACTCAATGGCGACTGGCGGGCCCTCGACAATGATCGGCGCAGTTGATGGCCCCAGCATGCGTATCTGCAGAACCCACGGCTCGGTGCTGCTCGACACCAGCGCCGTTGCGATGGTGAGATACACATCGAAGCCGCCCATCAGTGAATTGACCAAGGCAAGCCCGAGATTTGTGGTGGCATCGTTCACCACAGCAGCAGTCGACGTGAATCGCAGGTAGTCGATGTTCAATGCTGGCGGGAACGCGTACGTGCCGGGAGGCAGTGTTCCCATGCCCATCCCTGGTGGCAGTGCGGTGAAGATCGACGTATTGCCAGTCGTAAATACACCATCATCTACGGTAATAGCGCCAAACAGCGAGGCAGAGAACGTTCGCAGATCTGTAGTGTCCTGATGCACCAGCAGCAGGCCACGCACGCGAGGCTCCGGGCCGACGACTGGCGTGAGCGCCACCTCGATCGGCGACGGAGCCGGCAGGCTGGCCAGCGTGAATGCCGTCGTGGTCCGCGCTGCCACGGCCGACGCCGTCGCCGTCGTCTCGGCTGCGCTCGAGATCCACAGGCCGCGTCGTCGCATTGACAGTGTGATCGACGAGATCTCGTTGATGATCAGCAGATCTGCCCAGTCTGCCGACAGCCCGGCGCCGCCACCGTCTGGGCCGAGCAGCGCGGCCTCGAGCACGACGCCGGAGCCCAGCGTGCTGTTGTCGATCCGGATGCGCAGCTTCACGCAGGCCACGTCCTCGCCGCGTGCCCAGCGGCGCGCTTGATCGAGGAGCCGCACGATCTCGCGCAGATCCGGGATAGCGCTGCTGCCCTGCGCCGTGACGGTGATCTGCTCGGTGACGTCGTCGTACGGGCCACGCCCGCCGAGGTCGCTAATGATTGGCGGCGCTACCTGCAGTGGCCAGCCGTTGGCGGCGAGATGCAGCGACGTCGTGCTGATCAGGCTGATCGTGGTCGTGCCGTCGCTGATCGATAGTGTTTGCATTAGATCCCTCGCGGCAACTGCGACTGCACAATACCTCGGCGCGCGGCTTCGTCCATGCCATCGCGGACGGCGCGCCTGATAGCGTCGATGTCGCGCGCGTCGCGAACCGAGCCAATGTTGATAACGATCGACGGGCTCGAAACCGTAGCCACCGATGCGCCAGGTAGCACGCTACCGACTGCTGCCCCTCGTGTCGTTGGCGGTGGCGCTGGCAGCGTCGCGGCAGCGCTCTTCGTGACCTTGAAGCCCAATAGCGCAAGCGCATCGCGGATCGGCTTGGGCAGCGAGTTGATCGCGGATTGGACCAGATTCTTGAACGCGTCCTTGAGTTTATCTGCGGTTCCGCTGATCGCTTTGATCATGCCGCCGACCAGTGAATCGGCGATGCCCAACGCGACTTTTCCTAGGCTAAACGATTCCAGCCATGTGCGGACGGCGGTGAGTGCATCGATGACCGCCGTTTTGATGTTGCCCAGTGGCGCGCTGATGGCATCGAGCGCGCCGGTGATTGCGTTCGTAATCCCGTTGCGGATGTTGGTCAGCACGCCACTGATACCATCCCACGCAAACGCGATGGCGTCGATGATACCCTGCTTGATTTTGCCCAGGTTGATGGTTATTCCATCCCACGCGAGCTGAATCGCTTGAATGATGCGCAGCCGAATGGTGCTTAGTGTGTCTCTGATACCATCCCACGCAAACGCGATGGCGTTGATGATGCCCTGCTTGATTTTGCCCAGGTTGATGATTAGTCCATCCCACGCCAGCTGGATCGCCTGGATGATGCGCAGCCGAATGGTGCTTAGTGTGTCTCTGATACCATCCCACGCACGGCTCACCGCGTCGATGATACCCTGCCGGATCTTGCTTAGGTTTGCGACCAGCCCCTCCCACGCGGTTTTGATGGCGTTGATGATGCCGTCGCGAATGTTGGTCAGGAATGTCACGATGCCGGTCCATGCACGGCTCACCGCGTCGATGATACCCTGCCGGATCTTGCTTAGGTTTGCGACCAGCCCCTCCCACGCGGTTTTGATGGCGTTGATGATGCCATTCCGAATGTTGGTCAGGAATGTCACGATGCCGGTCCATGCACGGCTCACCGCGTCGATGATACCCTGCCGGATCTTGCTTAGGTTTGCGACCAGCCCATCCCACGCGGCTTTGATGGCGTTGATGATGCCATTCCGAATGTTGGTCAGGAATGTCACGATGCCGGTCCAGGCTCGCAGAATTGCAGCAATGATACCTATCTGGATTCTTGTCAGTGTGGCGGTGATCCCGTTCCATGCATGGGTGAATGTATTGACGATGCCGTTTTGTATCGTTGTCAGCGTACCGGTGATGCCGTTCCATGCGCCAGTGAACGCATTCGTGATGCCGTTCTGAATCGTTGTCAGCGTGCCGGTGATCCCGTTCCATGCGCCAGTGAACGCACTGGTGATGCCGTTCTGAATCGTTGTCAGCGTGCCGGTGATTCCGTTCCATGCCGCCGTGAATGCGTGCGTGATTGCCGCAGTAATCTGATTGAGGATCGGACCAATCACCGCGACGATCGTGTTCCACGTCCCCACCAGGTACGTGGAGATCCCATCGACGATGGTCCGCAGCCCATCGGCCGCGCCCTGCCAGTCGCCCTGGATCAGCGCGGTAACGGTCTTCACAATCCCGCGGATAATCTCCATGAATCCGCTGATCTGCTGGCTGATCCCGTTGAACACGTTGAACGCAATAACCTGGATGTCATTGCCGTAGGTCTCCCAGAATTTCTGAATCTCTGAGAGCGCGCCGTTGATCAGCTGACCGATGCCGATCATTGCCGCGTTGACGAGCTTCACAATCTCGTCCCACAGCGCGCCGAGCTGGATTGCGAGATCGTTGACCGTAGCGATAATCTCGTCGCCGTACGTTGCCCAAAACTTCGCGATGACCTCGGTGATGGTGGCGACTGTTGCCTCGATCTGCATCATCACGCTGCTGATCACGGCTACCGCGGTGTTGAACGTCGTCTGTACCTGCGCGATGATGCGATCACCGTTCTCCTGCCACCATCCAACCACGGCTGCCGTGATGGTTTGCACGACGGTCGCGATAACCTGCATCGCCGTCATCACAAAGGCTTTGGCTGTCTCGAACGCGTCCTTGATCTGGATAGCCATGCCCGGGTACTGCGTTGTGATCGTCTCATACACTTTTGCGCCAGCGGCCACCACGGCGAATAGCGCGGCCACGAACGCGCCCGTGGTTGCAATCACGCCGGCAATCGGCGCGATCACGGAGCCCAACGCAGCGACCAGCGCTACGCCGACCACTGCTACGAGTCCGGCAATGATTGGGATCAGGTTGTCCTGGACGACCTTGATGAACGGCTGCATCGCCGCGACGATCGCAGTCCCCTGGCCAGCGAATTGCTCGAGGCCCGGCACCAGCTTGAACACCTCCTCGAAGAGTTGTGCCAGTGGGTCCTCGGCAGCCATGATGCTGTTCGCCACGCCCAGCAACAGATCGCTGAGCGGCAGCAGCGCGAGCGAGAACTTATCGAAAATGAGCGCCGGAACCTCGCCGAGTGAGCCCAGGATCACGCCGCGCTCGGCCTCGGCAGTTTCGCCGAGCTGTTCCATGCTCGTGCCGGTCAGCGTCAGCTGCGACATGATCTGCGGGCCGAGGTCTTCCCACTGCGTGCCGAACAACTGCACACCGGCGGCGTTCCGCTCGACCTCGCTCTCGATTCCGGCCAGTGCTGGAACGATGATCTTGAACGCGTCGGCCGTCGTCTTCGATCCGTCCATCAGGCCCTGATGCAGATCGTTGATCTCCTTGGCCGACAGATCGGTGAAGTAGAGTGCGCTCTCGAATCCACTGACCATGCGCTTGACGATCTCGCCAGAGCCGTCGAGCGCTTCGGCGAACGTCATGTCGCCTTCGGCCAGCTGCAGCTCGCTGAGCCGAATGCCGAACTCTTTGAACGCGTCGGCGGCCTTGTCGGTGCCGAGCACGCCGCCGGCCAAGCCGCTCTCGAGCAGCGAGAAGAACTCCTCGGCGGTGGCACCGCCATCAACGAACAGGTTTGAGTACTCGCCGATGCTGTCGAGGAAATCGCCGGAGGCGTCGAGGCCGCGGTTGAAGCCCGACACGATGAGGTCGTTGGCTTCCTCACTGGTCAGCCCGAAATCCTCCATCAGCGTGCGCGTCGCCGCCACCGTCTTGTTGACGTCTTCGCCGTACCTGCGCGCCAGCAGCTGGGCATCGTCGAGCACTGCGGTTAGATCGACGTCGTCGAGTCCCTGCAGCACGGTGCGCGCGTTCGATGCCTGGTCGCCGATGTTGATCAACCCGGCAGTGACCGCAGCAACCCCGGCGCCGGCTGCGACGGCTGCGCCGGTGCCGAGTCCCGTCAGTCCGGTGTTGAGATCGTTGAGCGCGCCCTTCGCCATGTCCTTGAGCTTGACGATGATCTCGAGCTCAGCCTTAGCCATCACCGTCTCCGTTCTGCTGCCTTGCGCTCGGACTCTTGCTGCTGGGTGCGCGCTTCATACGCTGCCATGATCTCGTCGAGCGCGTCGGGATCGAGGTCATCGACGTCGCGCAGATCGAGGCGCGCGACGTCCATGAGCAGCAGGTTGATGTGGGCGTCGTACTGGCCAGCGCTGACCGCGCGTCCGCGAAACCGCGCACGCCATCGCGCGATCAGCTCGTTGCGTTTGGGCTTCGGCGCGCGTTGCGGTCGCTGATCTCCTGCAGCACGCGCTGCACCAGCGGCTCGCTGGCGTCCAGCTCGCCGATCGTCTCTGGCGTGCAGACCACGCCGTTGAACGACGGGCCCTGCCATGCCAGGATGTTCTGCCGCAGCAGCGCGAGCTGGTACAGTCCGATATCGATGTCGACCTCCATGGCGCGCCCGCCGGAGCCCTTCATCGATGTCGCCTCCGACTGGACCCCCTGCTGTACTGCGACGCTCATGCGGTTCCGAATCCAGATGACGTCGATTGCCGGCGTGATCGCACCGTCAGCGACCTCGCCGTCCACGCCGATAGCCACTCGACCTTTGGCAAACATGTCTGTGTCTCCTGCTAAAAAAAGCTACCCAGCGATGCTTGAAAATCCGACCATCGATGCTAGAGTGTGGCCGAGTCGTTGAACACCTTTATCTGGCAGTCGCTGGCCAATGTGCTGTCTACCTGCCCCTCGATGGTCAGCTCCACGGTGCGATTGCTGTCCGCGTTGGTGCCCCACGACAGCGCCGTGAACGGGCCGTAGGTGTCGACGATGACCTGGTGGTTGAACCCGGATTCAATCGTCGCACCGTTGTGGATCACGCGGACCTTGAGCGTGTCGTGGTTCGCCCAGTTGTCGTACTGCGACATGTCCGGCAGCTCCATCACGATCGTGGTGGTGATGCCGATCACGCGTGAACGCCCAGTCCTGGCGAAGTCGAGCGTGCTGGTCGCGCCGCCGCCCAGATATTTGAACGTGACGCCAGTGCGCAGCGTGTGGCTCGCGCTGACCAGACGTCCCGTCACTGCCGTGGTGCCGATCGCCGAGCTGGTGTCGATGAACAGCGACATCATCTGGCCCGGCAGCATCGCGCCAGCCGTCGCAGTTGGTGCCGCGTCTGCCGGCGAATTGGTCGCGATCTTGCGGCACTCGCCGTTGCCGGAGAACGTCAGCACGCCATCCTCGCTTGACGCGTCGTTCGACAGCGTGGCCTCCAAGAACATGGCGTAGGCGCCGATCCATTGTCGCACGTTGCTGTCGCCGAACCAGAGCGTAAAACTCTCGATGTCGTCGGCTGTGATGTCGCGAACAAAGGCCCACTCGCGCGTATTTGTCGCACCACCGGGCGTGGTCGCCGACACGTTGCCGTTCAGGATACCGCTGAGCAGGAACGGCAGGATGCGCGTGTCGACGGGCCCCTCGGCGATCTCGAACGTCGCGCCGTACCGCGTCGCGACGGTGCGGTAGTTGCTGGCCAGCGTGCCGCGACTCTCGTCGGGCGCCTGGACGCTCTTCGTCGGCGTGATGCTGCCGCCGAGGTGAATGAGATGTGTCGGCGCGCTGATCGCGGTTCCGCGCGTCGACTCGATCGCGGCCAGCAGTGTCTCAAAGGCTAGCTCGACGGCCATGGTGTGGTCCTCCGTTTACGCGTGACGAGCGATGGTCAGATTATATGTGCCAGCAGTGATGCCGGCTCCGCCAGTAATCAATAGCAATACGTTGCCTACACTGGTGGCAACGACGGGCGCGGCGGTGTTAGCTGATAGTGTTCCTCCTGCTGACAATGCCTGCCCATCGTGAGGGTACAGCAAGAGTACGCGGACCTGCCCAGAGCTTTGTGTCCATGTCTGGACGATGTTTCCACCGTCCGCGTAGTAATTTATCGTTGAGTCAGCTGTTGGGGCCGTTGTCCATCGGACAATGATGGTCAACCGATTGTAACCGCTGTTCAACAGCGGGATGCTCCAAGTAACAGTTTTTACTGCAGTAAACGAGTAATCGCCGGCCACTGGTTGACTGCCGGAAACTAAAATGTCCTGCGACTCCGAGCTCTCCAGCGCTGGCGTGTGCGTGCCGGTCGGAGTCGTCGAGTTGAACAAACTGACACGATACCGCGAAAGCGCGAGCCGATCCTCTTGTGCAAATGTCATCGGCACACTGTTGGCGCGCGTTGCCGCGCCCACCAGCACTGCGCCAGTCGTGCCGTGCACCAGCACAGCGCCGGCATGCAGCTGGCTCGAAATCTCGATCGCGCGGATGCTGCGCTGCGTCGTGCCCGACGGCGTCGTCACGGGCTCCAAGATGTTGTAGTTGTCTGCCATGCTATCCCCTCAGCACTTTATCGTGTACCGCCGTCGTGATGTCGACGATCCTGTACTCGTTGCCGTCCACGACGATCCAGCCCGTGCCAATGCTCTCGATGGTCGCGCCGCTGCCCGCCGTGATCAGTCCCGCGAGTGTGCGGTTCGCCGAGACCTCCATGAGGTCGAGCGCTGCGCCGGTATAGTATCGCACATCGCGCTCGGCCTGTTCGGTGTCGCGCCACGACAGCAGGATGCGCGAGATCAGGCGATACCGATACGCGACCAGCCGCGTGTTGCTGCCGGCTGACGTGGTCGCATCGGTGCGCTCCACGGTGTCCAGCAGCGTATACAGCAGCGGCGGCGCCTGGACGGCGCGGGGCTCGTATGGCAGCGTCGCCGTGATGCCCGGCATGCTGCCGTAGATCGAGTGCAGGTTTCCGACAATGTCCTCGAGACGATAGCTCACGGGCCACCTACGATCTTCTGCCCGGCCTTGTCGATCTCATCGAGGATCGGTGCCTGCGCGCGCTGCAGCGCCCACTCGAGGAAAGGCTTGCGGCGATGGACTTTTTTTGCGTACACAACGTTTGTACCGACGATCCCGCGCTGGCGCGGCAGCTCCACGCGCGACGTGATCGACCGTCGCAGATTGCCGGTCATCACCGGCGTGTACTCGCCGAGCGTCATGTCGCGGAACACGCGGCCGCCCATCATGATCGGACGTGGTCGCGGGCCACGTGGCCCCGGCTTCTTCGTCTCCGCCAGCACCAGCGCCGTGGCCCGCGTGATCAGCGAGTCGAGGATCTTCTGGGCGCGCTCCGGATCGAGTCGCTGCAGCAGCTGCTCGAGCCCGTCGATGTCGATGCGCGTGGTCATGTCACCACCTCGCGCCACTGCATCCGCGCGCGCTGGATCACCATGCGCTGCGTGGCGTTCAGCCCGCCGATGTACGTGACTGAACCACCGCCCTCAACGCCCTGAGTCTCGCTGTACAAACCGCGATCGCGCTGGCGCCATGCGTTCACGGCGAGTTCCAGTGCGATCTGCTGCACGTCGGCGGGCGCGGCGCCGTAGCCGTACACCGCCGTGACGCGGTAGACGCGCGACGCCGGCCATCGGTACTCGGTGCCGGCAGCGATGACGTAGCCGTCTTCCTGCACGTAGTCGTCCGTGCTGATCGTCGTGCCCGTCGTGCTGGTCAGGGTATCGACCTCGACCACGCTGGTCACGCTGCCGTGCTGGTGCGCCGGCAGTCGCAGGTACGTCGTGCGGTAGGGCTCGGTGCGGATGTTGCGCGCTGTCGCGGCGCCGTACGTGGCGTAGGCCACCGGCAGCAGCGCGGCTTCGACCATCGCGCAGGCCCGGTCGAGGATGTCCTGCAGCAGCGCGTCGAGTGCCGGGACAACCGTCACCGACGGTGTCGTGCCGCCGGTCAGGCTGTTGGTGCCGAGCAGCAGCGGCGATGCAATCCGCGCGCTGCGCGCCGACCACACCACCAGGTACGGTCCGCCGGCGCTGCCGTACACCGACACTGGCGACGCGTCGCCCGACGTCGCGGCCACCGTCGTGATCGCCGCCTGCACGGTGGCTGGCGTTGCGTTGTACGCAATGGCAACCGTCGCGACGCTTTGGTACGTCAGCGTGTACGTGCCGCCAGTCGGCGAGCCGGTGACCGTCACGCGCTGCGCGGCGCGATCCGGCACCTGGTCGAGGTACTCGCGCAGATCGGTCACGGTCAGGCCGAGCGACATGTTAGTACTCCACTACCGTGAGACGAATGGCGTGCGTCGATGATGCCACGATGCCGTACAGACTGTCGCCTGGCGGTAGATCGATGGTCAGCTCGCTGGTCTTGCTGCTCGATAGCACAAAGCCCGTGCCAGACGCTACCGTTGCGGGACCAATGGTTATGTCTTGCCCGCCGCTGGCGCTGTACAGATAGATGCGGCAGCCGTTGCTGGCCGACGTGTGCATCAGCGTCGCGCTAGTGGTGATGGTGACATTCTTGCTGGTGATTGGCATATCGCCTCCGAGAAAAACTTCGCCCAGCGATGCTTCGACCGGCGAGTTTCCCCGCCGGTCGTCGCTGCGATCAGATCACCGACCACACGATGTACGCGTTGCCGACAAGGCCCGCCGACGCGCCGCTCGCCACCGAGCCGGTGACAAATTGCGTGCTGGTGACCTTGCGCGACATCGATCCGTTGGTGCCGGCGTTCGTCGCGCTGTTCAACACCTTCGCCGCCGTCGCCAGACTGGCGCCGTCAATGAGCGTATCGTTCAGCGTCGTGGCGTTCGCGGCCACACCGACATCGATGGTGCAGGCGCCGGTCGTGAACGTCGTGACATCGAGCTGCACGCTGTGCACGAGGATCGCGGCGCCTGCCGGATTCGCCCACGCGAACACGCCGCCCGCCGTGTCGACGGCGGCCAGCGCGATTTTCGTCACGCGTGGCACACCGACCGTCGCCGTCGCTGCGATCGTCATGGTCCCGTTGACGGTCAGCGTGCCGTCCACGACCCACGACGCGCCGCCTTGCTCCTGGTAGTTGCTGCTGTTGTAGGTCATGATCAGACCTCCGCCGGGCTCACCACCTCAGCCGCCGCTGCCGTGGTCGAGCTCGCTGCAGCCGGCGCCAGCCGCGGGCCGTACCGGATTGCCAGGATCTCGCCGAACGCAATGTTCGCCGTCGCGCTGGTGCGCACGCCCTGCACCCACCGCTCACGCGGCGCGCGCACATCGACGATCAGGATCTTGCCGTTGACGTCGTCGTTCACCGCGCACGTCACTGCGGCCGACGCGCCAGTCAGCGCAGTCATGCCGGTGTCGCTGTCGCTGGTGTTCTGCTCGACCTTCAGCGTCGCCACGCCGGTTGCCGCGCTGTCGGTGATCGTGGTGATGAACACGACGCCGTCCCAGCCCGACATGTCCAGCCGCGTGCTGTTGCTGTCGGTGTTGTTGGCGTTGGACACCGCGGCGCCGACGTAGTCGATCGCGACGTTTTCGTTGAGTTGTGGCATAGCTGTTTCCTCCTCAGGCCAGCTTCAGACGCTGGAACGCCTCGGCGAGCACTGGCTGGCCGTCGAGGTACGTGCGACCGATGTAGCCGATCTGGTCCGTCGCGCTGTACAGCTCGGCCAGAACCTGCAGCTCGTAGCGCCCCGTCTCGGCGATGTAGTAGTACGAGAAGTCGCCGATGATCGCGACGTACTGCCCCGCCGTGAACGTGTTCGGCGCGTACTCGCTGACCAGGTACGGCACGTCGCAGATGGTCGGTGGCAGGCCCTGCGTGATGCCGCCGCCCGGTCCAAGCCCGGGGCTCCACAGGTAGTTGCCGTTGCCGTCCTTGAGCTTGCGGACGCGCGCGATGGTGTCGCGATGCATGATCCAGCGCGTGCCGGGCCGCGACCAGTACGCTGCCTTCAACGCGTGCTTGGTGTCGAGGAGGTTGTCGGCGGTGAACGACGTGGCCGCGCTGGCCGTGGTGTCGCGGCTCGTCGGGATGCCCTGCGAGCTGGCAGTGAACACACCGAGCGGCACGCCGGCAGCGCCCGAGCCGGTCATGAACGCCTTCTCCTCGGTCACACCGAACTTGTAGGCCAGGCGAGCCTGGATCCATTGCTCGATGTTGATGCGGCTCTGGTTCACCAGCGTCCGCGAGATCTTGACCTGCTTCGACAGGCGGCTGGGCCGCAGTGTGCGCAGGCCAGTCGCCATGCTGGTGTCGGTGGTGACGCTGGCGATCTCGGTGAGCCAGTCGGCATCTGCCGGATCGGTATCCCACGTGGGGGCAATGAGCTCAGTGCCGACGTCCATCGGGATGACCGTGGCCAACCGCCGCAGGTACACTTCATCGTCGATGAACTTGATAATGCCCTGCGCCAGCACTGCCGGAGCGACGAGATACCCCCCCTGGGCATCGACGCCGGCGCTGAGGTCCTTGCGCTCGGCAGCAGACAGCTGCGCGCCCTTGAACCAATTGCGCAGCAGGCCCAGCTGGCGATCTTCGGTCGCGCTGCGTGCCTCGACACCACCGACGCCCAAGCGCGCCTGCGGCTGCGATGCTTCGGCGATGATGCCGGCTGCGCGCTCGCCGCGCTCGAGCCGCTTCGCCTCGGCGATCCGCCCGTCGAACTGCTCCATGATCACGTCGTACTGCGCCGACTGCTCAGCGCTCATGCCGTTCGGCGATGCCTCGAGCAATGCCCGTGCCCGACCGTACAGCTCCGTGGCCTCGTTGTAGAGGCGCTGTGTGTCCGCCATGGTTATGATCCTCCCTTGTGCAGCAGCGCCAGCGCGGCTGCTGCAGCGCGCAGTTGCCGTGACCGATCGACCGGGACAGCGAGTGCTACTCGAGCGGCGCGCTCCTCGTCGGGATCAGGCTG